TTCATCTAGTTTTTTCTTAACATCTGGAAGAATAACTGTCTCGTGATTGGGTAGAGTTGAAGAACTTCCACCATGATGTTTTAATAAGACTCCGTCGATATCAACAAACAATATTTTTTGATTTTCCATCTTAAATACAATATGTAAATTTTACTTATAATCTATTTTTATTTTCATCTATCTTTAAATTCCTCTTTATCATTAGATTGATAAAACATATCAAAATGAAAATATTTATCATATACTCTTCTAATATCTTCATAAGTTAATGTTGAAATTATTTTTTCTACTAAGAAATGCTCTAATTCTATAAACTTATAACCGTTGTTATGAATCATAATATTTTCTTTTTCAAATTTATTTTTATAATATTTTTTAATTATATCAAATCTTTTCTTTGTTAAATATTTATCTGGATTATCAATAATATCTTTTATAATAGATTGGACTTTATTTAAATTTCCGTTTGAAGTTTCTGTTACGAATACAACTATTGATGAATTATTTGTAAAGTTTCTACAATAACAATGAATATAATAGACCAATCCACTTCTATCTCTCATTTCTTGATATAATGGAGATTTTAGACCGCTGCCGAGCATTCGTGTTATAAATTCTACATAAGGAAAATCTTCATATATGATAGGCGAAATATCTATAATAGAAGTTTTATCTTTATATTTATTACCCTTTTCATAAATAAAATCTTCGTTTATTTTAAATTCTAATTTTTTATCATAAGTTTTATTGTCATATTCTACATTATTAAAAAATTCTTCCATAGTCTTATCAGTGCTGCGTGATATATCAATTATAAAACTCGGCCTTCTGTATTGTAGTTCGAAAAAATCTTGACAATCTTTTAATGTAAGTTTTTCTAAATCTTCTAATAATCCAATGGCTCCATAATTATCATATAATTTTCTGAATAAATTTTGCATATGAGAATCTGATTGTTTATTGAAAGAATCTTTATATTCTTCTATAATTATTTTCTTTTCATTTTGAAATGTGTCTTCTGTTATATTAAATTTTTGAAGATTTTCAAAAAACTTTTTCTTCCATTTTTTTACTTTTTTATCCATTCCTGTCATATAAAATACTATATAACTATCAGTAGTATAGGCATTCCAATGAATGGCTTCCGTTTCAAAATTTTCCATAAATTCATCTATGCCTTTGCAAACAAGATGTTCTAGCAAATGACTAATTCCATATATGCCAGGTCTTTCGTTCATAACACTCCCATAATAAACAACATAAAAACTAGCCATCGGGGTTGGTGATTTAATTTTTTTATAGTTCATAGTAATTGTTTTTTTAAAATGTTATACCTCCACTATCTACTTCAAAGTCTCTTATATTAATAATATTACCTCTACTATCAGTATCATAATCAGTAATATAACCAGTGATTTTTATTCTTGGTTTTTTTTCTTTTACTTCTTCTTTTATCCAGTCTGAAAATTCGAAACTGGCTGACATATTTCCTTCAAATTTACATCTTACGTCAATCATCATTTCATTAATTTCATCAAATGTTGGAATTTCTGGCATTTGAATTCCATATTCTTTTTCTATTGCTTTGGCGAACCAACTGCGAACATATACGTTTGTTAAATCTTTTTGTCCTAGATTATATCCATAGACTTCATTTACCATCTGAAAAGCTCTATCTGACATTTCTTTTGTTATTTTCATACTCATATTTTTTTATTTTTAATTGCTACAATAAGGCATATGGGGAATAATAAGAAGTTTACAATAAAACAAAACAAACAAAAAATCCAAGCTTCATAAAGATGCTTAGCCAAATAATGTTGTTTGTAAACAGCGAATATTCCCCATGCTGCTGCTAATAATAAATATATTGACAAAAATGTCATTTGTTTAATTCTATTAATTTATCGAACATATCATTTTTAAATATATTTATTATCTTTGTTAAAAATTTATCATATCTCGAGTCTGTGTTTCGTGCATATTCAATAACAACACGATCGTTGGCCGGTCTATCAAAAAAAATTCCTGTTCCAAGTTTATCTTCGGGTATTTTAGAATTTCTATTCATATTATTCTCTAACCATTTAACAGAATTTAAATCTATATTTTTTTTCTGAGATCCATTGAATGTATCATATAATAAAGAGCTTTCAGCCATCTTAAATTTTTCATACGATTCTTTTAATTGTTCCACGTATGAAATATGAGAATATTCATTTTTAAGAGAATAACTAAGATATAAAACTTGATCTTCGTATAATAATCTCCTCAATCTATCATTATCTTGATATTGCACCCAAGATAATTTATCATTATTCATTTGCGGTGTTAATGTTTGTGGATCAAGTGGATTTAAATCTATAATTTTATTTCCTTTACGAATTATTTCATAGGCTAAATATCCATCTATTAAAAATGTTTTAATAGTGTAATAGAAATTAACATCTTCGATACCAATGACATTTTTTAATATTAGGTATTTTGGATCTTCAAGCAAGGCTTTAATTTTATCCCAAATATCATCTGCCACAATATTAATAAAATTTTCAATTTCATCTTTTACTGATAATTGCCTCAATATTTTTCTTTTATCAAGATATGACTTATCCTTATAATTTACTTGATGTTTTATTTCTTTGTTTAATTGATTTTCTGAAAAAACTATTTTAATTTTTTCTTGTAAAGCATTGATTTTTTCATCTAAATTTCTTCCAACACTAGTTAGAAATTTATCTTTGCTTCCATAATCTTTTAAAACTTCTCGGTTTAGTTCAACTTCCCATCCATTTTCTATTAAAAATTCATTTAATAAATAAATTAGGGTCGACTTACCACTACTGGTAGTGCCGGCTACAGTAATTATAACATTACTGGTTTTCTTTTCTTTTTCGTAATTTTCCATTTTGTTTTGATTTTTTTTTGATTTGGTTTGATTTTCATTTGTTTTGTTTTGATTTTTATTTTATCATTTTTTTATAACATTTTCTACATAGAGAAATATAAGTTTCATTTCCTCCTATACCTATCTGATCTCCTTCTTGTTGTATTTTTCCATTAACAAATCTAATATTTAATACCGCTTTTTTATCACAATTATGACAAAGAGTTCTAAGCTCTTCTATTACATCAGCCAATGTCATCATGTAAATCGATCCTTCGAATGGATTTAATTGAAAATCAGAGCGTAATCCATAAGCTATTACTGGAATATTTAATTCGTCGACTATATTTGCTAATTCTTGAACATGGTGTTTTTTAAAAAATTGAACTTCATCCACCAATATACAATGCGGTTTTCTATATAATTTTTTAATATATTCTAATATATTAAAATCGTCATCTATACCAATCGCATTTTTTTCTAATCCTGTTCTAGATTTTACAATATTTTTACCATAACGATCATCCTTATCTGAAGTAAAAATAATAACACGCTTTCCTCTTTCTTCATAGTTATAGCAAGTTTTTAAAAGGTCGAGAGTTTTTCCGGCCCCCATTGAGCTATATCTAAAAAATAATTTAGCCATTATCTACCTCTTATTTTTATCCAAACTCTTTCACTTTCATTCGCTTCTATTTTTTCTTCATAGTTGGCTAGATGACACCAATTTGGAATATTATCTGTTATTATTTTAATATCATTAAATTTACAATGCGGTGGATTTTCGTGATATTGCGGACATTCCGAGCACCTTTCTATTTTTTTAAAATATAATTTAGTCATATATTTTTTCCATTTTCTATAAAATTATATCTTCGTATCTATCGGGAGCATTTGGATAAAAATCCTTTAACATTCTCCATTTTTTCAATTCTTCAAAATCATTTTTAGATAGTTGTTGTAATTTCGTGTTTTTAGCCCAATTAAACATAACTCTGAGTTGAGATTTTGTAAAACCGTTTATAGTTTCTTCTTCTATCTGCTCTGGTTTTGGTTTTTTAGTCTTACTAATTTTATTTACATTAACATCAGATATACCAAGCATAGATTCTATCAAAAAAACTCTTTTCTTTAAATCTTCTATTTCTTCTATTAGATTACCCATAATTCTCAATTTCTTTTATAACTCTATCTATTTGTCTTCCCAAATCTATTGGAAGCATTGTTTGTGAGCGGCATTGCTCTAATAGATATTTCATGCGCATAGAAACATCTAATAGCACAGCTATATCTTTTTCCATATGCGGATCATATTTTTTATTCCTATTTAAATATTCTACTTGTTCTTTGAGTTTTTGATTTTCTAATCTCAAATATTCTAATTCATAATTTGGCTTATTGCCATTCCAGTTTGGCAAATCATAAGGATCCTTTTTCTTTTTCATCGTAAAAAGTATTTTTCATTTATATAAAAAAATTATATAAAGGTTTAATGAAATAAAATTCATATGGCTTTTTAACAATCTCTTCATATTCAGTAACTTCAAATTTTTTCTCGATCATTTTTATCCATTCATCAGTTGTTCGCATAACTTTTCCAGTATTAATGTTGCCAATATTTGCTATCTTCACCGACACAAATAACAAACCGTCTCTTTTTAAAACTCTACAAAAATCGTCCAATATTTTCATAGTGGTTTCATTATCAAAATAATGCAAAGATAATCTTGAGAATACAACATCAAACATATTATCGTTGAATGGAAGATGTCCTTCTGTAAGATCATGCTCTATCCAATGTCCCTCGGGAATCTCTTTTTTAGCTTTATCAACAGCTATCTCAGATATGTCAATACCATATACATCAAATCCTTTTTTATATAGATATTTTGAATTTGACATATCGCCAATTCCAATATCTAAAACTTTACCAGATTTATTGTAAGATATTTTATCTATGTTTTCGTCTGGTTTACTGAAAGTATATTTTCCAGTTCCAATTTTGCCATAAAGATCGTTCCACATATCAGCAGAAGCTTTCTCAAAAAATTGTGAATATTTTTTAATCATTTCGCTGAATGTTTTATTAATTTTTTAGTTACTTCGTTGAATGTTTTTTCACCAACGATCTTTTTTATTTCTTCCATTTCTTCTAAAATAGGAATCAACGCGTCGACAAATTCTTCTAATTTGTCTATTTTTTCTTTCTCTGTCATACTGATTTAAGATATTCTTTTTTTGATTTAAGATATTCTTTTTTGGTATAAAAATATATGTACATATGTTTATTAACGAAAAGTTGTATAAAATAATCGTTTTTTGTATAATCTTGACTATCATAATTATCATGCTTTATATTTCCACGTCTAAATCCAAATTTATTTATTCTCAATACTAAAGCTCTACATCCAGAAGCTATTATATAGCGACCATATACTGCTTTAACATCTGGTCTATAAATATAAGATCTTCCAACAACTGGATCTCTAACTGGATTTTCTTTTTGTTCTGGTGATAAAGATAATTCGTGTATTCTGCATCCAAATGTTTTTAGCCACTCTTTATTTAATCTATCTATCACTGCAATCGCTCTCTTATACCTTCTATTTTCGCTATATAATTTATTAATTTCTTCAAGAATTGGCAGAATCATGTCCACTAAATATTCTAATCTTTTTCTTATCTCAAAAACATCGTTTAAAGATAATTTATTATCATTTTCATTAATAAATTCTATGTATTTATTTATATTCATATTTTTGCTAAACTTTCTGGTTTTGTGTAAAATCTATATTTACCAAGAAGTAATGTGTCAATTTCTATTAAACACGAACACTCTTCAGGCTTGCGATAATCACAACATTGATATGGCGGAATTTTATTTACTATTTTAAGCAATGTACATATAGATCCAATATATATAAAATAAGTATTGAAATAAGGAGGATAATATTTATATTTATTACCTATCACCAAAGGTATTCCTTTTGTTTCTACTGTTTTAAATTTAAGAAAAAAATTATCCAATTTTCTTATAGCATTATTGGCTCTTTTATATTTTTTAAGATTTGAATATAATTCATCCAATTGTATCAATAAAGGAATTGCTATATCAACCAATTGTTTTAATCTTTGAATATATTTTTCCTTTTTCTCTTTGGATAAAACAGTTGCTTTTTTTGCTTCAGAAATAAAATTTTTATATTCCAACATTATTTCATATTATTTTCAAATTTTAACTTCAATATTAAATAATCAGTAACCAAATCATGTATTTTTATATTGTCTATATCGCCAAGACTTACTTTTACAACTCTATTTTCCTCTGTCACTTTTATACTTGATTGTTTATAATCATTATAATTTATATTTAGTAAACAAATATGATATTGACCCACATTATTATCTTCTTTAAATAAAACTTTATCGACTTCAATGGAAAATAAATTGTTTAGAACAACGCCAGTTTTTTCGTGCATTATACGTCTTACGTTTTGAGTAGGAGTTTGATCGTCGTTAAAATCATCTTTAATTGATGTTAAATAATAATCTACAGTATTGTATTCAGATTTATCTTTGTATTTAAATTTAAAAGCCGGACATTTCTCATATTTTAATAATATGAACCCATCATCTTTAAAATATGGAAGAATCACAACTTGAGCATTACTTATTATAATATCCTTTTCATCGAATTTTATAATAGATATTTCTTCATTTTTAAAAAGATCCTCGTTCTCTTCGCGTTTAGGTTCATTTTTTTTCATTTTAGTAAATTTTTCCATTTTATTATTTTATTTTTATATTCTTTTCCATAATTTATTCGACATGCCGGGTATGTTAAATAAATTTTTTCCTAATTGTATTCCTTTATTATTTACTATACCATATGTATTACAGCCAATAGCATAAAGTTCGTTTTTATTAACCAATTCTTTTGCTCTTTCTAAAGTAAATTTTAATGTTTTTGGATCACTATATTTAATTATTTCCCATTGGCCAAAAGTATCATTATTATTGATAGACGTTAAATAATATTTATTATGTTTTATTATAAATATAGCCCAGACTTCGTCTTCGTTTTCTTCTTCTTCAACGTCAAAAATTTTATCGTCTTCAAATTTTCCTTTATTATACCATTTAACTCTTTCTGAAACGTTTTCTAATTTTCTAAAAGCTTCATTAACTAATTCTGGTGATAATAATTTTATACTTGATATATTATAATCTCCGTCTACTCCATCATTATATTTTTGTATTATTTTTATACTAATTTTATTATCTGGTTTACATGCAAGAATCGGGGGCCCATCATCAACCAAAACATCGGCATTATCCCATTTTTCTTTAGATCTATATGTGAAAGCAATATCATCATATTTTATGTGATGTTTGTTCAACCATTTTACAGAAGCTTCTTCAGCTTCTCGCGTTAGCTGAGAAGTTACAATTCTCAATAATATTCCATTATCTTGAGTATACTCATAAATTCTATCCATCGTCTCAATGGCTCCATCATAAGGCGTTGCAACAGTCCACATTTCAGCTTTATGTTCTAAAAACCAATCAAAAGGTTTTTTTCCGTCAAAATCTAATTTAAAATGCCAATCCCAATTATCTATATTCTGCCAAGGAACTATTTTATTGTTCGGAAAATATCTCTTATAGATTATATTATAACTCTTAGTAAAATTACTTAATACACCATCAAGATCGACTCCCAAAACATACTCGTGTAAATGTGAAAATTTTTCAAATGTTTTTATCATCTAAAACTAGTTAGTTTTACGCTATATATAAAAAATAGAAAATATAATTTTAATATATAAGTAAAGAATATTTTGTTTTTAAATAAAAAAATATTAAATTTGTGTTGTAAAAAAAGAAATCTATAAATATGAAATTCACAGAATTTTTAAAAGAAAAATACGAGAATCTAACGTGGAAACGTGAAGATAAACTAGAATCAGAGCCTATTAGACTAGTGACCGAACAAGAAGGAATTTTGTCTGGCGATGAAGATTATGACGAGCGCCCACATAGAAAAGATAGAAAAGGAAAAGAAGAAAAACCACAGAAAATTTTTAAACCTGGTGATGTTTTAGTATTAGTAGATTCGAAGAAATCTTCGATACCACAAGATGCTTACGATTTTCTTATGACATATAAGACTTTTACCGTTAAAAAAGTAAACGATAAAGGAAAGATAGACCTTGGTTGTAGAATATCTAAAAACACTCCCGAGGGCGGTGTAGAAAAAATTTATATGTTTGGTACAAATAGATTTGAATTAGCTAGTGGCGAAAAAGCTCCAACTACTGCTGATGCTCCAATCGGAGGAATTAAACCATTAGAAGAAGCTCCAGAAACTGCTGCTCCTACTGCTACTTCAACAGAGGCTCCAAAGCCGATAACAATGGCTGATTTTGAAGATATAGGCAGTGAAGGAAAATGGTAATTGAAAAATCCTTATGGATAAAGGTAAGACAAAGAAAAAAAAGATTAAAGTTTAAAATATATTTATTTTATTGTTTTTAATTTATTTAATCCATAAAAAATATCTACAATCCTACATTTTAAAACATGATATGAAGGTTGCGCATTCCAAGAAGCACTATGTGGCCTTTGAGCTAAAGCTGTTACCCAAATTATATCTCCTCTTTTGACATCTTTTGATCCTATATCAGAATTAAATACAGGTCCGCCCGAGATGGATTCTTCTAATTTAGCTATTCTATCTTTGTCGGTTATAACACCAGTGACCTGAAGTATCTCAATCGGACCCTCTACTTTTTCAACATTCCCGTCTTCTAGTTCTCTCAGTGCAATAATATCCGATGAAAGCGGATCGAACTTTTTTGTCTTTTTAAACTCACTCGCTTTCTTCTTTTTATACTCCTCAAAGTTTTTTGTTATATTATCTGGCATTCTAATTAATTATTTTAATATTCTCCATCATCTTCAATATAATTTTCGTCGGCTGGAATATCATTTCTAATGAACCAACTTATAACAGCATCTATACATTTTTGATAATCTTCAACATAATAAGTAAATTTTTCATCGTCCATTTCAACTTCTATTGTTGAATCTCCATCGCTCCACCTAACTTGTAAATAATGTTCTCCATCATCATATTCCATGTAATCGTGAAACTTATCGCGATATAAAGGATAATCTACTGGAATACCGCGATATACTAAATCTAAATAATCTACTTTATCGCGATTTTCATTATCCGAGTTATTTAGATCTTCCTCGCCGTAAGGATCAAACTCACTCGCTTTCTCAAAAAATTTATTATATGATTTAACTATTCTCATATTATATAATTTTATTCAGTTGGTGGAGTTAATGGAAGAACCATTGGAGCAAACTTTTTCTTAGCTTTTATTTTATAATTTGTAAGTCTTTCCATTGTACCTTCTTTACCAATAAGTTCCATTATATCAAATAATGAAGGACCAAATCCCATACCAGTTAAAACCAAACGAAGTGGAGGTCCAACCTCATTGAAATTTAATCCGGATTGTTTAACATGATCTTCAAATGCTTTTTGAATATTTTCAGAAGTCCAATCTTGTACTTTAGATAAGGATTCTTTAATACCAGCAATTATAGCGGGGCTCTTATCATTCCATTTATTCTTAACGGTTTTTTCGTCATAAGTCTTTGGTGGCTCAAATAAATATAATGAAGCTTCATAAATATCAGATATAAAGTTAGCTTTACCTTTATTCATTTCAACCATTTTTTCAACAGTTTTATCTGGAAGATTAATCCCTCTTTCTTTTAATATTGGTTTTAATTGAGCTACAACTTCAGCATCTGGCATTTGTTTTAAATATTGTCCATTATACCATTTAGCTTTATCAATATTAAATTTTGCTCCAGCTTTGCCACAACGCTCTAATGAAAAAGATTTGATAAGCTCATCCATTGACATAATTTCTTGCTCTGTTCCAGGGTTCCATCCTAGAAAAGCTAAAAAGTTTACGAAAGCCTGTGGAATATATCCTTGCTCTTTATAACCTTTTTTCTTTTTAGTTGGATCGTTTGGATCTGGATATTCCATTGGAAAAACAGAAAATCCTAACTCATCTCCAGTTCTTTTTGAAAGTTTTCCTTGTCCGTTCGGATTAAGTAGAAGAGCTAGATGAGCAAAACTTGGAGCTTCCCATCCAAATGATTTATATAGAAAAACATGAAGTGGAGCAGACGGAAGCCACTCTTCACCACGAATAACATGACTTGTTTTCATTAAATGATCATCAACCACATTAGCCAGATGATAAGTTGGAAGACCATCTGACTTGAACAGAACTTTATCATCGAGCGTATCCGTGTTAACTACAATAGTGCCGCGAATAATATCTTGAACAGTTATAGTTTCGTTTGCAGGAAACTTTATACGCACTACATGTGGAACTTTTTTAGAAAGTAAATCATTTACTTCCTCTGGAGAAAGTGTAAGCGAGTTCTTCATTGTCATACGTGTAGAATGATCATATTGAGGTGACTGCACTCCCTTTTCTATTAATTTTGATTTCATATTCTCGATATCTTCTGGTGTATCAAAACAATAATAAGCATGTTTTTTATTAATAAGCTCTTTTGCGTATTTAGGATAAATATCATATCTTTCTGATTGACGATATGGCCCATAAGGACCACCTACCCATGGCGATTCATCTGGAACTATACCACACCAATTTAGTGAGTCTTGTATATACTTTTCTGCTGTTGGAACAAATCTAGTTTGATCGGTATCCTCTATACGAAGATAAAAAACTCCGTTATGCTTTTTTGCGAAGAGATAATTGTATAACGCGGTTCGCACCCCTCCGAGGTGTAAGTTTCCTGTCGGTGAAGGAGCAAATCTGGTGCGAACTCCTTGGGAATCAACGCTTTCCTTCATCATATCGACAAAAATATCAAATTCTGTTAAATTTATTAATTTCATGTTTTTCATATTTTATTTTATTATTTTCCAATTATAACCTAAGTAGCTATAATCATGCTTTATTATACTTCTAGTATCTATTTTTAATTCTTTTCTTAATTCATATGTAGAATTATATATTTTTATTAAATTCCAATTTTTATCATATTGTTCTATTTTTATCGGATTATTACTCGGTTTCTCATATGGAAAATAATTATCTTCATATCTCCAATAATATCCTCCAACACTATTATAATTTTCAATTCCTTTACAACATTTATTTATGTGAGCATGATTAAATTTAATTTCTTTTTCTATCTCTCTTGATGAATTCCATATTTTTATTAATTTATCTGTTCCTATTTGATATTGACAGATATATTTACGCAGGGGATTGTTCATTTTTGATTTCAATTTACTTTCTTCGCTTTGTTTTAAGTCTCTTTTGACATATGGAAAATAATTATCTTTATATCTCCAGTAGACCCCATATTTTCCAGGTATTGTTTTACCTTTACAACTATTCGATATAGTCTCCGGTTTATGTCCAGTTTTTCTGTGAGCTTCTGCCACATTTATATATTCCGCTAATAATTTATCTGTTCCTATTTCATATTCGCAAATATCTCTTCTACGCGGATCATTCATAACTTTTTTCAATACGTGTTCAGGCGATAATTTCTTTCCTTTCCAGTATGACGGAGTAGGTCCTCCGGTGCTAACATTTTTTAATTTATATCCCCATTGTTTAAATTGTTCTATCCAATAACGCTCCAAATCATCAATATTATCTTCAGTTCCTTCATCTAGTATTTCAATAACAGGTTTCAGTCCTTGATTTTTTAACCATAATATCCATTTATTTTTTGGTATCCATCCAGCTTTTAAATAATAAGGGCCAGTATGCTTCCAAAAACGATTCTTTATATTATTAGTCTTCCCAACATATCTAACATCTCCAGTTATAGGATCACTTAAAGTATATATGTAATATTTCTGTTTCATTTCGTCTAATTGTTCATTCAAAAAACTTTCTAACGTTATTTTCACTTTTTTACTATATATATTATTTTAAATTTCTAATAATTCGTTCTCTATTGCAGAATCTAGTAAATGTTTTATTTCTTGTAAAGTTTCCATTTCTAATTCTTCATAACTCATTTTATAACTACCTACTTCATATTCTGCTTTATATCCTCCATAAACAATAATTTCAACACAATCATCTTCCAATGATTCTATTAAATAAACTTCATGCTTTGTTGAGCACGGAAGTGCTGGCGAACAATCCGCTTGTAAATCGTACATTGTTATAATTCCTCCATATTTATCTACTATATCACAAATATCTTTTATTAATTGCAATTTGTTATTTTCTTCCCAATTTTCTTCACCATAAGGATCTATTTCATCGTGTTTTTCGTTTACGAATTTATTAAAATTTTTAATATCCATTTAATTTTTATTTTCTTTTTTACAAAAATTACAACAACCATTGTCTAATAATTCTTCTGCAAAATAATATCCACACACTTTACATGTATTTTCATCTATTCTACAATCAGGGCAGACTCTATCTATCATTACAGCATTTACGTATTGTTCTCCACAAATTCTACATTCAGAAGGCAATTGTTCCCAGACTATTTCATCAAAATCAAATTTTATTTCTGGATCTGGTTCAAGCTCACCTTCCCATCTTTCCTCACCATAAGGATCAATTTCTGAAAGATCTTGTTCGAATATTTTAAATTTTTTTATCATTTTTTAAAATTGTTTCCTAAAATCATCGCTCCAATAAAATTTTCTTTATCTTCTCCGAAAAGATTTAAATTATCAGCAATTATATTAATTAAAGGTATGAATTTGTCAAATAAAATTCTTCTACGTTCGCCTCTATCTTCACACGTCATAATTTTTTTATATAAATCATACAAAGAATTTTTATCTTCATTACTAACTCCTATTTGTAATAACCAATTATCAAAATTTTGTTCATTTTCATAAGGTATATATGGTAATGTATTATCTTCCCAACGTTCCTCTCCGTAAGGATCGATGTTCAATTGTTCAAATATTTTAAATTTCTTTATCATGTAATTAAATTTTTTATTCCTAGAGTTTTTAAATATTTTTTATAATCTTCTGATAGTCGATTATTATTACAATAAAGTTCTTCAAGATTAACCAGGTTCTCTATTCCTTCTAAACTAGTTAATTGATTACTATTACAAGAAAATACTTCAAGATTAACCATGTTTTCTATTCCTTCTAAACTAGTTAGTTGATTATTATCACAAGAAAGACTTTGAAGATTAACCAGGTTTTCTATTCCTTCTAGAGTGGTTAATTGGTTATTATGACAAGAAAGATATTGAAGATTAACCAGGTTCTCTATTCCTTCTAAACTATTTAGTTGATTATTATAACAAGAAAGTAATTTAAGATTAACCAGGTTTTCTATTCCTTCTAAAGAGGTTAATTGATTATTATTACAAAAAAGTAATTTAAGATTAACCAGGTTTTCTAT